GGATACAAACCGGCAACTGTACCTGTGGTCGCTGTGTAAGTAACCAAGATTCCTGTTGTCATGCTCTTTAGACCTAATGGTTGCCCATTTGATCCTGATCCATTTAGAAGCGCATCATCAAGTTTTGTGTGATAAGCGCGTAACAAGTCTGCTAATACAATGTTTTCAATGTTGTATCCGCGTAGTAATGCTTGCTTTGAGATGCTGTTTTGTCCAGCAATTGTGTTCACATTTACTGTGAGTGTTGTGTCATCAGGATCAGTGCTTACTGCGGCAGTGTTCTCTGATGTTTGATATGCAACGGCAGTACCAGTTGTAATACGGCTAATAACCACTGACATACCTTGTGCAGGTAGTGGATGCTTGCGTGCGGCATCAGCGAACGGCCTACCGGCGCGTGCTAATGGTGCATACAGATCAACTAAATATTGTGGTACTACAAGGCCTGCAAAATTGCCTGAATCTGATGCACGCTTTTCAACTGCCATCTCTTTTTGGTGGCGTTGAATACGCTCTGATGCTTCATAGTCATTTGCGAATTGTGCTTTTAGCGCATCACCTAAGAATTTATCTGCGGTGCGCTCTGAATAAGTTAGTTCTTCGCGTGTAACACTGAAGCCACCTGCGCGAACTTCCTTCTTTGTTTCAATGTTCGCATCAACCTTAGCCGCTAATTCAGCCGCCTTTTGATTGCGAATTTCAATATCTGACATTTGCTCAATTCTTTCATCTAACTTTTTGATTTCTAAATTGAGGGCTTCAACATTAGCCAACTCAATTTCTGATAGATCGCGTGCTTCTTCTGCGGCGCGGTCTAAAGTTGATTGAATGAGTGATGTCTTTGATTCGCGCTTCTCGCGTAGAGAAGCAAGAAATGTATTTGACATAGTTCTCCTATTAGTAGTTTTTGTAGTGAGAAGGTGTAACGCGCCGACAAGCGGGGTTAGGTGTTCTACGACTTGTTATTATTATATCTCTTTTTTTAATTCTTTTAGTATTTCTAACGCTGTGTTAAATCTTGTTTTATCATCAAATCTGTTTTGATTTGCAATTTTCTCTGACCATGATTTACCGGCATCCCCACCCCACAATGCCCAGGCAATGCGACCATTAGAAGGATAACCATCTTCACCTGGGCTAAAACCTTCAGCCTTTTTATCTACTTCATGGCGTGCAAAAAAAGATACCATGCGGTTTATTGTTTCTAAAGGCAAGTTTTTGCCACCTGCAATATCTCTAGCCCTAGCAATACCTATCTCAGTGCCACCTCTGCCAAACTCTCTGCGCCAATCAAGTCCTCTTTGTGCCTCTGTTTTCATTGCGGTTGTAGGCGTAAAACTCTCGGCTCTATTTTGATTTTGCATTGCCCACCTGTTGCAATAATAATCGGCCTGCACATTATCATCCCATAGATCACAATAGCCTGCTTTGTAAAAATAACAATTAGCACAATTACGACCTTCAGGCACATCATCACTAGATGCTGGTCTGTAATTATCAGGCAATTCCCTAGTGCCATACTCTGAAATGTTAATTGCAGTTAATTGATCTTCTGCCTGAGCCTGAGTTTTATGGCAACCTAATACTTCATTGGTTGCATCTTTAACAACTGCATAACCTTCGCAATCCGGATGATTACTTACTACGCTGTATGGCATTTAATATTTTCCTTGCTTCATCTAGTCTAGGTGTTAATTGTGGTTGGCCTTCACGCATCCCTGTGATAGCGGCTAATTCGCCATAAGCACCAAAAGTAACAAGCGATACTTCTGCTAAATGTGCTTTAAGCCTTTCCATTACGCCATCCGGCCTTTTTCTGTTTTTAATTGGCATAAAGCCAACAGATAATTGATCCAATGCCCCATCTTTAACTAACTCTAACGCTTCATCACCTTCACGCGTTTTTGAGATTTTGAACTCAGCATAAAGCCCATCATCTGTTTCCCTTAATAATGTGGCACGGCCTAAAACATTATTCTCGCCATGACCTCTAAGAAGTTTAACCCGGTGCGGTGCTTTAATTACTTCTGAAAAAACACCTTTTCTAAAAACTTCAATCATGGTGCTAGTAATGCGCTGTTCTTTGTTGTAAGGCACGGCAATACCAAAAATGGTACGGCCATCACTATTGGCACGCAACTCTAAATTAACAGAGTAATTTCTATTTTCCATTTTTTCATCAGGCATAGTTATTATCCTCTACTGTATCTTCTACATCATCTTGTAATGAAGTTTCAACTTCAGGGTTTATATCTTCTTCTTCGTGATCCATAGGATCAAGGTTTTCATAATCTCTTACTTCATCAACAGTTAAAAAGCCATTAGATAACGCAACTGCATAAGCATCATATCTACTTGCCGTATCTGTTTTTAATAATGATTCATATTCAAAGGCGGCTATTTGACCGCGAACAAGTAAATCAGAAAAGGCCGCTTCTATTCTTTCGGCTATTGGTTGTATTGACCATTTAACCAATTGTAAATTTTCTTGTTCAACATTTGAGTAAGTACGGCTAGAATTAGGTGAACCTAAAAAGTACGGTGGCAATCCTAAAATATTTGCCGCTTCTGTAAGTCCGGCTGTTTGTGCTTCTACTAATTGTGATTCTGCCGCATTGCTACTTAACACTTCAAAATCAGTTGTTGAGTTCATTACAACAGGTGATCTATTGCGTGATGAATACATTGCCATCCAAGCGTTTTTCAGTGCATCCGCTTCTTCCTGAGTTAGATCAGGATTAGCAGATTTAATAACGGCGGTAGGATTCACGCCACCATCAAAGTATCTTGATGCGTACTCATTTATAGCAATCTCTTTACCTAGTGCTTGTTTGGCTACGGCAAGAATACCCTTACCAACTAAATCACCTGGCATTGTAAAATTCTTAATGTGCATAATCTCTGATTGATCATAAGATTTTTCATCAATCTTGTAAGTGATGCGGCCATTTGCTTTTGATACTTCAACGCGATCCGGTGATACAGGATAAATTGAATCAGGTAATCCATTAGCACCTGGTTCACCTAATACTGCAATGTAATTACCATGAACAATTAAAGCGGCGGCCATTGCGCTAATTGTTTCCATTCTTGTTTCATTTGGTACTGGTCGCATTAGTATTTGTGGCGTTGGTACTACCTTGCGCTTGTTGCGATATGCACAAAGTGGCAACGCACCAATAGCATCACTAATTAAAGTTATGCCGCGATAAATGGCAGGTATTCCCAACGCGGTATTTTGATCTACATAAGTACCTGCCCAGTTACCTTCAAAGAATCGGCCAACGCGACCTAAAGAATCAATATACCCTTGTGAGGTATAAACCATTGATGGCTGTATTTGTCTTTTGAGCAATCGGCCTAGCATTATTTACCTCTGTTTTCCAAAGCAATACCAAATAAAACTAAAAACACACCTGATAATATTACTGCCACTACCGGGTAAAATGTTGCGACACCTGCAACTATTAGAAAAGAACCTACAACTTGTAAAACTGATGGTAAGTATTTCATTAGTATATTTTACTCCTTGCAACCGGCTGATCTTCTATTTTTGTTACCACTCCATACCGTGCCAGTGTAACGGCTACAAGTGGTGTTATGTTAGTTGTGCTTTGGCGATTCCATGCCCAGGAATCACCTAACGGCCTTTTGGTTGAACCTAATATGGCTGATCTTAAATTTGGATCATCTAAGTGGCATATTGTTTTTGCTTGTACTGCATCATAAAAAGAACCACATGCCATAGCGTAATCGCGTAGGTGGATAGACATAACTCCAATGTTTTGTTTTTCTAATTCGGAAATTAGGGATGCTGCAGGTGATCCTGTATCAATTACTACCTTAGTGTTATATCTCTTACATAACTCAACTAAGCGTGGCAATACCCATGATGTACCTTCTTTAGATTCTATTAACTCTAAAGGCGTAAAATCTCTTACAAGCCCGGATGCGCCTATTGATGCCCGATCACGCTCACGCGATATATCAACGCCAAACACTATTTGATTGCCAATTGTAATATCGGTTCTAGCCAATGAATCCCATAGTTCGGTGTTGATAACCTGTACGGCATCCCTAGATGGCCAAACATTCAACCATTCCTTTGTAAATATCTCAGGGCTATTAGTTGCCGCCGCTTCTTTAACCGCATCTAGCAAAACACCCTTTTCTTCATGCAATGATGGAATTGCCTGATACCAAACATCTTGATCCAGGTAATCAAAATCATCTTCGCTAGGACACCATTCAAACCATGCAAGTTTGTTTTGTGGTTCTGCAATTTCCCTATGACCCATTTCCCGGTAATGCTCTAATAACTCAGATTGGTTAGGCCTACCTGCATTAGATAGAATCCATAACTGCCCATTACGCTTTGTTGCAAGGGTTGGTTGTAAATTAGCAATCAGTGATAGCGGATGGGTTAATGCTTCATCAATAACCATTAAGTTCAAACTTAAACCGCGTGCGCCTTTATCGTTAGGTGTAACAATTCCATAAGTTGATCCATTCCGCATGTAAATCTTCTCACTGCCATTAACTCTTGAAATTCTAGCAATGCGTTTTGAGAATTTAGGCGATAGTTGAAAACTTAATACATGTTCTTCCCATTTACCTTTAGCCATATTGCGATCCTGGGCAGTGTAAGCAA